GACCAACACCGCCGCGACCAGAGCCTACCCCGCATACTGCGGCGGTGCAGGCGTGAATGTCCGAACAGGCAGAGGCACCCAGCACAACAGCATAGGTAAGGCGGCGAAGAACGCCCCAATGATAGCAATGCCGAAGGAGGGCGGCTGGTGCCAGATTGCTGTCGTTTTGGACGGGGAAGTCGCGGTGGGCTATATGTTCGCCACCTACGTCAAGAGCCGCTGACCACGGCAGAAAGGAGGTAGGCATGAGCGATATTGCAATTTTATCAACAGTCATCGGCATCGTGGGCACAGCTTGCGCTATTGCGTTCGGCTACTCTGCGTGGAAGCGTAACCACAAGGTCGATGACACGACCGCAGGCGAAAAGAGCGCGACGGTTCTCACGGAAATCGGGTACATAAAGTCCGGCATCGACGACATCAAGCGAAAGCAGGATAAGCAGGACGCACAGTACCTCGACACCGTGACCCGGCTGACAGCCGTCGAAGCGAGCGCGAAGCAGGCGCATAAACGCATCGACCGTCTCGAAGGACGCGCCGACAGAGAGGAGTGATGAGCCGTGTGAGACATTTCAAGGAGCACTGGAAGAAGTGGAGGCGCAAGGTCAAGCGTCGAAAGGCGAGCCGCAAAAAGGCTCGCGCAGAAGCGAGAGCGGCAAAAAAGACCGAGTTCTCGAAGAAGCTGGCGGCGTGGGCGGTTTGCGTGGCAACATTGAGCGTCATCGCATCATACGTCCTGGCCGCCCTCGGCTGTGAGACGGTCAGCGACGTAACCGTCGCCGTCTTCACTGGGTGCATTGGATACCTCATCACATACGCAGGCAAGAGCCTCGGAGAAAAAATGAGCCGCAACAAGCACGGGCTGGATGCAGACGGGAACCCGTACACGCCACCCAGCACCGCCCCAGAGGACGAAGCCCCTCTGGACATGGACACAACAGGAAACGCAGACCTATAAGGAGGATTTACTATGCAAATCGACATTACCACCATCATCGAAGCCGTCAGCGCCCTCATCATCGCCCTCGTTACCACCTTTCTGGTACCGTGGCTCCAAGAGAAGAAGAAATCCGAAAAGCTGGCGAAAGCCATCTCCGTCGCCGAACAGGTAGTCCACGCCGCATGGGAACTCGACATCACGGGTGAGCTCGTGCAGATGGGCATCACCAAAGTAGAGTATGCGTGGGGCGAGGCGAAGAAGATACTGGCCAGCAAGAACATCACGGTCGACGACGACGAACTGAAAGCCTACATCAAGGGCGAGGTCGCCAAACTCCGCATCAAGCGCGGAGATGAAATCACCACCGCCGAAACCGAACAGTAAGGCACCGTCGAGCGGAGCCTCCTCCGCTCCCCGTAAGAAAGGAGACAACAGAATGAGCAACAGCCCACTGGTGTCCTACACCAAAATATCACCAAATAAAACCTCGCCGAGGAACCACGCCATCGACACCATCACCATCCACTGCGTAGTTGGTCAATGCTCCGTGGAGACGCTCGGCAACGTCTTCGCCCCCGCGAGCAGACAAGCGTCGAGCAACTACGGCATCGGCGTGGACGGCCGCGTCGGTATGTACTGCGAGGAGAAAGACCGCTCGTGGTGCTCCTCCAGCGGCGCGAACGACCACCGCGCCATCACCATCGAAGTCGCCAGCGATACCACGGAACCCTATGCAGTGAACGCGAAAGCGTATGCCTCGCTCATCGACCTGCTGGTCGACATTTGCCAGCGCAACGGCATCAAAAAGCTGCTCTGGAAAGCAGACAAGTCGCTCATCGGGAAGCCCGAACAGCAGAATATGACCGTCCACCGCTGGTTCGCAAACAAATCCTGCCCCGGAACCTACCTCTACGAGCGGCACGGGCAGATAGCCGAGGAGGTCAACAAACGCCTCGGTGCGGTCGACACGCCCAAAGACCCGGAGCCGGAGCAACCGAAGACGCTCTACCGTGTGCAGACGGGCGCTTTCTCCAGCAAGAAGAACGCGCAGGCGCAACTCGCCAAAGTAAAGGCGGCCGGCTTCGACACATACCTCGTGAAGATGGGTGCCCTCTACAAGGTGCAGTGTGGAGCCTTTGCCAAAAAGGCGAACGCCACCGCCCTCGCCGAGAAACTGAAAGCGGCAGGCTTCCAGACCTACATCACCACAAAAAGCGGCACACCCGCCTAACAAATGAGAAGACCCCCGACCTACCCGGTCGGGGGTCTTTTTTGCGTTTATGGGGTCTTTTTCAGAGGAATGGTACCATAGCAGCACCACGGCGCGAATTGTTTCACGTGAAACCCCAGTAAATACGGCACTTTTTAGCGTTTACGATATTATTCCCACTCTACCGTGGCACTTAGACACCACGGCTTAAACGGCGTTTTTCCGTGTTTTGCTTTACACATATTCCACGTCATGGTACTAAAAACGCCTCCCTTTTTCCCGGCGCGGTACCAAAATCGTACCACGCTATTCATCCTCTCCCCCATCTTCAGGAGGAGGCGGAGCCATCAACTCGTCAAGCCGCTGGACGGTGTCGTCGTGGCGGTTCGGGTAAAGATGCCCGTAGGTTCGGAGCGTGGTCTCGACATCCTCGTGCCCCAGACGCTCCGAAACGAGCAGGATGGGAACCCCCATCTCGATGAGGAGCGAGGCGTGGGAGTGCCGGAGGTCATGAAGCCGGATGTACTCCACGCCGGACGCGGCGCACCCCTTACGCATGGCATGATGAAAATACTCATTTGTGTAGGGAAAAAGGCGATCACCGGGCGCGTAGTCATAGAGGCGCGGAATATAATCCTGCACTGCCTGAAGCACAGTGGCAGGAACGGGAACCGTCCTCTTGCTCTTGGGCGTTTTTGGCTCCGATATGGTCGGAATGCCCTTCACCTGCTGAAAATTCTTCGTGATGGACACCGTGCCGCGTGTGAAGTCGAAGTCTGCCTCGGTCAGCGCAAGCAGCTCACCGATGCGCATACCCGTCCAGAACAACAGAAGGAACCCGACACGGGCCGGCCACCGCTCCACACACTCGATGAACTGCTCGAATTGCTCATGTGTCCAGAACTTCATCGTATCCGCGTCCTTCTTTCCCATCGACCCAGCCGCGTGGCAAGGATTAGACCCCAGTTTATAATACCGCACCGCGTAATTCATCACGGCGACCAGCTGGTTATTGATGGACTTCAGGTAGGTCGGCGCGTAGCCCTTCGCCAGAAGACCAGACTGCCACTTCCGCACGTGGGCGGGTGTTATCTCGTTGACGGGCAGGTCTTGGAAGAACGGCATGATGTGCGTGTTCATTATCCACTCTTTCGACTGGCGCGTTGTTTCGCGGAGCCGACCCTCCATGTCGTCGTTGTAGAGAGCTACCAGCGAGGCGAACGACATATCCGGCGAACGCTGCGTCTTGGCGAGGAACTCGCGCTCGTATTCCTGCGCGTCCTTTTTGCGCTCGAAGCCGCGCTTCTTTTTCCGGCGTTTCGCACCCGTCCAGTCAGTGTAATAGAACAGAGCATACCACGTCCCGCGCTCATCGTCTTTATAAACAGGCACAACAGCACCTCCCTTCATCGAGCATTAAGATACCAGCCCCGCCCACTTCGGCGGGGCTTTTTTTTTGCGTTCAGCCCTCGGCTACTTCCGCAAGGGCGCGCCCGCGCTGTCAACAAAGCCGCCCCCGGCAATTTTGAAAACGTCGGCAATCGTGCCGATGAGGAAAAAGCCCAAGGTGAACAGATAGAGCAGCCCCTTCCCAATGCGCCCCACATAGAAGTAGTGGAGACCAGCAAAGCAGAAGAACCCCAGACAGCAGAGAATGAGAGCCGTCTTCTTGCTCTTTTCGCTTTTGACCGTTACGTAATTAACCTCTTGTCCCATAATGACACCCCTTTCATTTATTGAACGTTACAGGGCGGCGATACCGCCCTTAGATTTTTCCAGCTTCCATTTCAGGAGGGCAATGGTTAAATCCTCCCCCGACAGCCCCGACCCGCCACCGGAGGACAGAAAAGCATCCATGTCGTCCTGATTTGCCCCAGTCCCTACAACAAGGCAGGTGAGGCAAAAACCTGCATCGTTTACGGCGGGATTAGCCCAGCACCCCTTGCAGGCACCCGGCTCTGCTGATGATAACTTATACAAACGCTTCCAATTCCCGAAATGCGGTATCCCGACCTTTTTATCGAATTTACGCTTCTCGTTTTGCTCACGAATAACTAAAGCGAAAGCATTTGCTTTTTCCGCGAGGTAGCTCGCCCACTCGTCGAAAGACCGCCCGCTCGGGTACTTACAGAAACCCGCATCAACAAAACGACGGAACTCTGTAATAAGACCCATCCCGAATAGGCATCGGTCGTAACAGGTAACCGCATTCTTCGCTCGCTCGATGACTGCAAGCGTGTCCTCGATTTGCCCCTTCAACATTTTGTAGGTATCGCCGCACGGATTGCACACGCCCTTATACCTACGATTGTCTGGCAATCTCGTGCCGCAGACCTCGCACTTTTTAGAGAACAGACCCACGGCGCACACCTCCTATCGAACGAACCGCTGGAATTCATCCGGCAGCTTGCCATCGGCACCGAGGCGAATTATCGCTTCCAGCGCGTCGCGCATCATTATGTATTCAGGCTCCTCCATGATGACGAACGCCCCAGCCTTGTCACAGTCCACGCGGATAATATCGCCGGAAAGAACCACCCCCGGCAAGGTGTGAGCCTCCGCCGAAAATTCCCCAACGGTCATGTTTTTAATCGCCATTTTCATACCCTCCCCAATCAACATAAATTAGATTGCCTTGCCATGCGATGACGCGTGGCTTTCGTCTTTTTTCTCGCCCCTTTCAGGGGCTTCACTGGAGCAGGTCGCAGAGAGCGCGTCGACCGCCGTCCGCACCTGCTGATATACCATATCGCGGAGCGCATCACTCGGCAGGTCGCGGAACAGACCGAGAAGACTGACCTCCTGTTCGGAAAGACCGCTCACACTCTGCCGCTCATTAGAGCGACCGAGCAGGTAGTCGACAGACACACCGAAATAATCCGCGAGACGCAAGATGTTTTCAAAGGAGGGCTTTTTCTCGTTTCTGCACCACGAACCAAAAAGGCTGTCAGAGACCCCTATATCCCCTGCTACCTTTGAGTTATTAGCCTTTTTCTCGTCACGCAGGGCACAAAGCCGCTCCGCAAAAGCCATAGATACACCTCCTAAAAATAATTCCGCTCAATAGTGCGGAAACCTATTGACATTTCCGCTCAAAGGAGCGATAATAACGATACAACCAAACAATGAAAGCGGACAAGCACCGCCCAGCCAAGACAGACGAACTGCCCGATGGCAGCCAGAAAGGAGCTACTACCATGACCAAGATGACAGTAAACGGCGTAACCACCACCAAGACCCCCGGACAGGAGCAATACGAATCCTTCACCCGCAAGGTCGGTCGGCAAACGAAAAAATACGTGCAATACGACTACCGCCACACAGACGGCGAATTGTTCTCCTGCATAAAGCCCACGCTCGACGCTTGCAGAGCCGCCCGCGACGCATGGCTCGAAGCAAAGGAGGCGTAACCGATGTTCATCATCACGACCCAATGCCCGACCTTTGGGCGTGGATATTTCCTCGGCTTCGACCGAGAGGAACGGGCGCACTTCCAATCCTGCAACGACCACCGCGTCAAGACCTACAAGACCCGGCGCGGAGCCGAAAAGCAACTTCGGCGCATCCTTGCCACCAGCGGCACCCTCGCCGAGGGTGAGACCTTCAGCATAGAGAGCGCGTCCACGCTACCCGCCTGACGATGGCTGACTGGGCATCAGCCGAAACCGCCGCCCCACGGCGGTCGCGGGAACCCAAGGCTCCCGGACATACTCCGCCATTTAGATATTATATCACAAACAATCGTCGCAAACAATGGAAACCCAAAAATTCACACCCAATTCACATGAAAGGAGGTGGAAACACCATGCGCTACGGGAAAACCGAGTGGGGACTTTCCCTGAAGATGTTCACACAGAGGTACGGGATTACCCTCAAACAGGTAGCTGCCGCCGCAGAAGTACCGTACCCCACGCTTCTGCAGGTCATCATCGGCAAGACCCCCGGCTACAACGTCGTACCGAAAGTTGACGCTTTCGTGGCGGACTATGTCGCCAAAAACGACCCGACCATGAACATGGCTGTGCGACCCTTTGAGGAGGTGACCCCATGCAGACAGCCCGAAGCCGACCAGTAGACATCCGAAACGCTGCGCTTCAGCGCGAACTCCGCGCCCTGTACGTCGAGGACGTGATGCAAATACTTGGCATCGGGCAGAGCAAAGCCTACCAGATTATGCGCCGCATCAACAAAGAACTGGAGGCCGAAGGGTACGAGACCATCGCCGGGCGCGTCTCAGAGGCGCGATTCCGCGAGAAATTCTACTGCGGCGCGGAAAGGAGCGTACCCAATGAGAAACGCACGGCAAGAGCAGCAAGGGCGTAGGCGAACATCCAAGCGGGCGTGGGTGCGGGCGACCGCAAGATGCACCTCGGTCATTCTTGGAGCCGCGATAACCGCAAGGCTGGTCATGATGGCCATCGACGTCTTAGCCGCCCGAAACGGAGGCGCGCCCGGAGGGGAACTCGCCCTCCCGTTTTACGCAGCCATCCTGCCCGCCATCGGCTGGCACCTGCGCGGGGCTTGGGAGAAAGCCCAGACCACCAAAAAACCATTAATGCCCTCGCCTCGCTGAAGGAACTCGGCGAGACCATCACAGACATTGTACTCTACGCGGCAACGCAGGGAATAGAAAAGAGCCGCCCCGCAAATGCGGAAGCAGCCCCCTCAATACAAGGATATTCTATCACCCAGCCTCCGCCGTGTCAATCCCCAAAATTCAGAGAGGAGGCGCGCAGATGAATGAGCGCATAACGGACACCATCGTCCAGCTGAACAATTACCCAAAGGACAAATACAACGTCCTTATTCCGGTCACCTCCATGCAGGTGATGAGCAATATGCAGCGCATCGTAGTGAACGAAGTACGTCTCGACACTTCGGTCGATGACAAAGGCAACGGGCGCGACATCTACAGAGAAAAAAGCAGCGGCAAGTTTGCCATCACCAAAGTGGGAGGCATGAAACTTGCCGCCGCTGCCAACATCAGCATCGTCAGCAGCGAGAGCGTCCAGCCGGACGTTTGCCTAAAGTGCATTGAGATGACCAAGGCCACCGGCAAGGCGCAGCCATGCGGCTCCTGCCCACACGCCTACGACGTGAAATACGTCGTGACCGTCAGGGTACCTGAGCCGAGCGGAGGCTTCAGGCTCATATCCAAAGACAAAGAGATAGACTGCAACATGGAACGAGGCGGAATGAGCGACGCCCAATACAAGCGGTTTCTCCCGCACAGAGCATCCATCGCGGAGAGCAAAGCCCTCATGCGCTGCATCAGGGACGCCCTCGGACTGGCGGCGACCTACACACAACAGGAACTCGCAAAGCCCTTTGTCATCGCCCACGTAGTCCCCAACCTCGACGCGCCGGAAATTCGCGAGAGGCTGGCGAGCAGTTACCTCCAGAGCATGGGGCTGCTCTTTGAAAGTCCCAGCGCACCACAGGCGGCTCTCCCTGCGAGCGCACCGCCACCGCAACGCCCGGAACTTCCCGAAGCGACGCCGGACGACGACTACAACGAGAGCGACTACCCACCCGACGAGTGCGACGCTCCGCTGCCATGGGAAGACGAGCAGCCCATAGTCGGCATCTGGTGCGAGGACTGCGGGTGCGAAATTACCGAAACGAAGGGGCGCAACGGGCAGACATGGTCACCCGAAGCCATTGAGGGCTTCAGTAAGAAGACCTTCGGATGCTGCCTCTGCCCGCCCTGCCAGCAAAAAGCAAAAGGAGGACGCTAATATGGGACACCTTCAAGAAAAGCATGGGATGACCCTGCTCGGAAATACACCGCCCGGCACCTGCCCGATGTGCGCCACGGCTCACGAGCCGGATATGCCGCACAACCAGCAGAGCCTCGCATACCAGTACAAGTTTTATGACTTCCATGGACGCTTCCCGACATGGGCAGATGCGATGGCGCACTGCACGGACGAGATGAAAGACTTTTGGATAGCGTCCCTCGCCGAACACGGCATCGAAGTCAAAAAAGAGGAGGCAGCAGAATGAAGATACTCCACACCGCCGACATCCACCTCGGCGACCTTACCGGCCCCGTTCGCGACGGAAAGAACGCCCGGAGACAAGACACCCTGCGCTGCATGGTCGCAGTAGCGAACGCAGCCAAGCGCGAAGCAGCTCTGGGCGACCCAGTGAACGTCGCCATCATCGCGGGCGACCTTTTCAACCGCAGCCGCGTGTGGGCGGACACCGCCCTCGAAGACATCACCGACGCCATAAACGAACTCCTGCGCCCGCTTTGCCGGTCTTGCGAGCAGGTGGTGCTTCTGTTCGGAACAGAGAACCACGACAACCCGCGCGCTTACGAGGTCATCGCCCAGACCACAAAGGACGAAGCGAACCTCCATATCATCACGCAGCCGAACGTCTACACCTACGGCACCAGCGCAGGGAAAATACAGATACTCGCCCTGCCCGGATACGACAAAGGTCGGCTCCGGGCATTCATGCCGGACATGGACAAGGAGACCGAGAACCGCAACGCCACCGCACTCATCAACGACGTGCTGCTCGGTCTCGGCAACAAGCTGGACAAGACCAAGCCGAGCGTCCTCGTCGCACACTACACGGTCGCAGGGAGCGAATCCGAAAGCGGCTCCACCTTCCTCGCTGGGCAGGACGTGGTACTCCTCCCGCAGACCATAGACGCCACCGGCGTGACGCTGGCGACCCTCGGACATATCCACAAACCGCAGAGGCTCATGTGCAAAACACCGGCCTTTTACTGCGGCTCCATAAACCAGCTGACATTCAATGACGAGCCGCATAACCACGGCTTCTACATCCACGGCATCGAGGATGGCGAGGTCACCTCCAAATGGAACACCACCCCAGAGAGGCGACACTTCACCCTCCGCTACACCGAAGATGACATCGCGGCGTTTTTGCAGACAGGCAAGATTGCAGACCTGCCGGACGGAGCGACCGAAGCCATCGTCCGGGTGCGCTACAACGCTACAGCCGAGCAAGACAAGGCTCTCAACAAAGCGGAACTCCAAAAGCAGATGCTCGCAGCCGGAGCGTTCTACATCGCCGAGATACTCGCAGAAGATGTGGACGACGGCGTGAGCGCATACGCCGAGACAAGCGACGACACCCCCACCGCTGCGCTGCGCCGATACCTCAGCATGGCAGGAACAGACCCCACAGACGCCGCGAGGCTGGAGGAACTGGCCGCCCCGCTTATCCGCAAGGCGGATGACGGACGCGAAGCCGACCAGCACACGGGAGCATTCATCCCACGGCGCGTAGAGGTCAAGAATTATCGCAGCTACACCGCTGCCAGCTTCGACTTCTCAGACATCCGCATGGCGATGGTCAACGGACAGAACGGCGTAGGAAAAAGCAGCCTTTTCATGGATGCGATAGCCGACTGCCTCTTTGAGGAGAGCCGCGATGGGCAAATCGGCGGATGGCTCCGCGAGGGCGAAAAGAGCGGCGCGGTCACCTTTGAATTCGAGATGGGCGGCATAGAGTACCGCGTCGTCAGAACCCGCACCAAGAGCGGCAAAGGGACGCTGGCATTCAACAGGCGCGGCGAGAGCGGCGACTGGGAAGACTGCGGCGACAGCACCATGAAGCTGACACAAGCAAAAATCGAGCAGACCCTCGGCATGGATTGCCAGACCTTCTGCTCCATCGCCCTGATACGGCAGGATGCCTACGGGCTTTTCCTTGAAGCGGACAGCGACCGCCGCATGGAAGTCCTCTCCGCCCTCCTCAACCTCGGCGTATACGTTCGGCTGGAGGAACTGGCGAAAGCCGAAGCGAGCGAACAAAGGAAACGCATCGCCCAGACCAAAGACCGCATGACCGTCCTCGCCGACCAGATAGCCGCCAAGGACGCACTCGAAAGCGAAGACGCGGCTCTTGCTGAAAGCCTCGGCAGCCTCGCCGCCGACCTGCAGGTAGTCGATGAGAGCATCACCGCCGCCCAGCGGGAAGAAGCCCTCCGGCAAGAGGTGACCCGGCAAGCGCAGGAAAAGACCGACGAGGCGGCAAAGCTCACGGCAGAAGCCAATCGCAAGGCTAACGACCTCGCAACCCTCCGCGCCCAGCAAGAGGAAGCCAATACCCTCGCCAACATGACCCCTTCCGCAGAGAAAGCGACAAGCGCGGTCACAGCGGCACGGGGAATGCTTGACATACTCGCACCTGCTGAAGCTGACCTGAAGAACATCAACGAGCGACGCTCCGCCCTGCTCTCCACCGCGAGCAACACCGATAACGGGCTGAAAGCCATCGCACAGGCGCGGCAGACCCACCAAGCCACCCTCGCCCGCAAGGACGAGATAGAGGCGGCAGTCAAGCGGCTCGACGAACTCACCGCCGAACGCGCGAAACTGGATGAGCGGACGGCGCAGTTTAACGAAGCGGTTCAAAAAGTCCACACCCTCGAACTGGCGAGGAAGGACTTCATCGCCGAGAGCCGGACGCGCATCAACGCGCTTACAGCACAGATAGACACCGCAACAAAGAAAGCCGCCATCCTTCGGGACAGCGGATGCCCGATACCCGACAAGGCAACCTGCAACTTCCTCCGGGATGCAAAGGAAGCCAAGGACGGTCTCGCCGCACTGCAGGAAAGCCTCTCCAAGACGAGGGCTGCCGACCGCACGGAATATGAGCGCATCCAAAAGGACACCGAGGCGGCACAGGCGACCCTTGCCGCAACCCCAAACCCCAGAGAGGAAGCCGCCAATCTGACCCAAGAGGAAACCCGGCTAAAACCCATCGCGGCACTTGCACCCCGGCTGGCAGCGGCGGCGGCAAGCCTTGCCGAACTCGACAAGCAGGAGGCGGAACTCCTCACGACCCGCAAAGAGACCGAGGAAGCATTAAGGGAAATCGCCCTGAAAGCCGCCGACCTCGAAAAGCAAGCCGCAAAAGCTGCCGAACAGCGCGAGGTCATACGGACGAATGAACTTACCGCCGCCCTTCTTGCCAAATGCACGGCGGCAAAGGCGACCGTAGACGCGCTCACGGCTCGCATAGCAGAACTACAGACCGACATCGACGGCATCCACCTGAAAGCCGCCACAGCCGCGCAGGAGGCGCAGGGCATCCGAGACAGGATACCAACCGAGGCACCAGCCCTCGCCGCCCTCACAGAACGGCGCAGGACGCTTACAGAGGCGCAAAACAACGCCATCGCCGAGCGCGGAGGCATTAAGACCCGCCTCGAAGCGATAGCGGACGCACAGAGGCAGTACGATGAATACGCCGCCGAGGTCAAGGCTACAGCACGGAGCCTAAACGACTACCAGACCCTCGCTCAAGCATTCGGCATCGACGGAATTCAATACATGATTATCCGGAGCATCGTCCCCGAAATCATGCACCGATCCAACGACATCCTCGCCGCCATGACGGGCGGCAGAATGGCGGTCGACATCAGAACCGAGAAAGAGCAAAAGAGCAACCAGAAGGTCGTGAACAGCCTCGACGTTTGGATAACGAGCATCAACGGCGGGAGCCGGCCGTATTTGAGCCACAGCGGCGGCGAGAAAGTAAAAATCGCCCTCGCGGTCACGCTTGGGCTGGCAGACGTAAAAGCCAGACGCGCCGGAGTGCAACTCGGAATGCTTTTCATCGACGAGCCTCCCTTCTTGGACGCTGACGGAACCGAAGCCTACGCAGACGCGCTCACCAGCATGGCGGCGAGGAACCCCAACATGAGGATACTCGCCATCAGCCACGACCCGACGATGAAAGCCCGGTTCCAGCAGAACATCACCGTCTCGGCGGGTGAAGACGGTAGCACGGTCACAATGGACTGACCCATCACCCAGCAGAAAGGAGGGATGCTTGTGGCGTGGATAGAGTTACACCAGACGCTCCCAACCAACAAGAAAACCGTGCGTTTGAAGAACCTTCTACGCATCAAGACACCGCAGGCAGTCGGACACCTGTGCATCCTCTGGCTCTGGGCGCTTGACAACGCCCCGGACGGCGACCTCTCCGGGTTCTCCACAGATGAAATAGCCGAGTTTGCCTGCTGGTCGGGCAAGAACCCCGACGGCTTCGTGAACGCTCTCATACAGGCCGGCTTCATAGACAGCGACATGAGGCTCCACGACTGGTATGACTACGCCGGGAAGCTCGTCGACAAACGGAAACAGAACGCAGAGCGCATGAGGAAAGCACGAGCGACGAACGTGCAACGCACAGACGATGAACGTGCAGGGGCTACCGTACCGTACCCTACCGTACCCAACAGTACAGTACATAACAGTACAGTACCTCCTAACGGAGATACCCCCCCTATACCCCCC